GATTTGACCAGCATCGAAAGGGCAATCACCAAGCTCGACACCGAATTCGAGGCACTAAACGCATAAGACCAAGGGGGGAGGGCAACCTCCCCCACTCTTTAACATGAACAAACAAACACAAAAAGTAATTAAAGAGATGTTAACCGAGAACACGGGCCGCCATATGTTAGACAGCGGCGGCGCACAAGGTAGGCATTGGCAACGCAACCAAGGCCGAGACTTTGAAGCCGAACCAGAAACCCTAGCAGAGTTCTCCATCTGGAAACCACAAGATCACGAGCCAAAAATTGAAATCCAAATAACTCACAACTTGTATCATTGGATGGCAGAAAAACTAGAATACAACGAGCGCGTTGACTCCATCTTTCACAAGTATGCCAACCGTAAATCACAAGTTGACCTGCATTGGCCGACTAACATTGAGAACTTCACCAAGTATTTCAACGCTTCATCCATTCACGGCACAAAGCCGATGGGAGCAAACACTTACAACGGCGAGTGCTTATTATCTCAAGACCTACAATACACCCAATTCTCGACAGACTTCGGTGATCTTGTAGCCATTCAAATCCACAACGGAGCGGATGCACGAGGTGGATACACCAAGCCGCGCATTTTTGATTGTGATGAATCCTTCTTTTACTACACCGACGCAACGCTGTGGGCGGCAAACACCCTTGACCCCAACCAGACCATCATGCCATTCGGCATAGAGGACAACTCTCACAGTTGGCATACAGACGACGGCTACCACTTTTACGGTAACGACTGCAAGGATCTCGGAACCTACAATGCAACCGATGACCCACAACTACGGGGCAAAGGCCACATTTTCGTAGAGGACGGCGACGCCTACTCACCCATCAACGGTGCAATCTTGGAGGCAACCGCATGAACAACAACGAGCGAGAACTCTGGCTGCTAAACGACGAAGCCCTGTACAATTTCTGGAAATCAACTCGTTTATCCAAGCGAGAATTCCTGAAGAAATACAAAGAAAACATTGACCAATACATAAAAACAAAATGATAGCTCCACTAATAAACGCGAGAATCCTACTACTTAAACACACAGTCGTCTGCCTAGATGCTCCCAAACGACTGGAGCGTCACACGATAGCGCAAACGACAAAGGGTGGCCTCTTAATTGCTGGCCACATCTACAATGCAACCAAACTAGCTGATGGCTCGGCATTGCTTACGCAAGACAACTGGCAAAAAGCCTGTACTTTTGATAACATTGACCCCGCCAGCAAATTCGTAGTATTCAGCAAAGAAAACCCATACCAATGAGAAAGATAAGTAGACTAGCCGCTCTTGCCTTTATCAACGAGCGCAAATTCAGCCGAGACAACACAAAAGTCCGATCATTCCCCACAATTGGCGGCAATATGACCGAACTTTACTTGCACGGAAACATAATCGCCCGAAAACGAGGCGATAAAATCCACCTAACACTTGCCGGTTGGGGTACACCAACAACCCGCGAACGCCTCAACACCCTACTCAATGAGATGAACAGCAAACTACGATTCCACCAGCACAAGCACGAACAATATGTGTGGTGCATCGGTGCTGACAGTCCGTCCAAGCCCATAAATGCCCGAAGCTGGTACTTGCTAGAGGACACGGGACTATCCGAGTTATGATACACCCTTGGAAAAAAGATTTTGCAGACTTGCCATACGGTTGGAGCAGTAGAAAGGAAGGCAAATACACTAACTGGAAATCACGCAACAAACTAACACTCGAAGAGATACACACCCTCCGATACAACCACAACTACTTAAAGAACAACCCTCAATACGCTAAATACTTTGAAGAATACAAAATGCATTGTTGGATTCCACCATTAACAATCCTGTTTCCAAAAGATAATTCTATCCAAGAATATGGCAGATTCTAAAATTACAAACTACATCTCATTCGACTATGCGTTCAAAAGGTTTGCCATTCGGCACGGCATGACAACAGCCGAGATTGGCAGACAAGAATCACGCACCATGAATTACAAAACAGATTTTCCAAACAAGAAGCGACGAGTAAACAGAGCAAGAAAAGTCTATGGCAACCCTCGCAAGTGGGTTAGATGGGCAAAGAAACACGAACAAACACAAGCAAAATGGGACTAGACCAAATAGCCATTGCCAAGAAAGGCGATGATGAAAAAGTAATAGCCGATTGGCGCAAGCACAATAGGTTACAGGGCTGGATGGAGTCACTCTATCGCAGCCAAGGAGGCACAGGAGACTTTAACTGCCAGCCAGTTAAACTAACCATTGACGACATTGACTCGTTAGAGACCGTCGTTCGCAAGGCAGACCTACCAAAGACAGAAGGATTCTTTTTTGGTAGCGATTCCTATGAGTGGGACATGAACTACTATGCCAACAAAGACCTAGAATTCATTGCACGGGCCAGAGAAGCCCTTGCTGACGGTTGGACTGTAACCTACGATTGTTGGTGGTAAAATGAAACAGGAATACAGACACACCAAGCCTATCAGGGGTAAAGACCCTGACTTTAAGGAAGAAGAAATCAAAGAACAGGAAAAAGAGAGTTGCCCTCAATGTGGTGGTTGGGGTGGCGAGTCGTGGAATGACTCACCCTTCGAGGGGTATCTGCCCTGCTATAAATGTGGACTATAAAAACCAACTGCTGCATTATGATTACCAGTAGTAATGCACCATTACCAATCGCTACATTATGTGCGCCGGTTGTAAACCAGCACTTTAACCAATAGCAACATTATATGTACCAGTAGTAATGCACCACTACATTTGGGAAATTAGCGAATTTTATCGGGAAATGTTGACTGCAATTATTGGTGGTATTTTAATTCGTGAGAATATACGATGCGTGAACACGGGTGTTTGTGAGAATCTACAAAGTGGCAGGAAAGTCTTGTACTTCGTACTCGAAAAACCAATAAGTGAAAAAGGAGAACAGCAAATATACAATCTTGTGGAAAAGCTCCACAACAAACAAAATGAAAACTAAACAAACAGATGCCTACGACTTCAATGTCGTCAGGCAATCCATATACTCAAAAGGCGTGAGAGTTGACGGCTTTGTCGGCAACTTCCGCGAGGACACAGGCGAGTGCTTGGCCGTAACAAGCAAGAAATACAAGATCGTTCAGAACAAAGATGTTCTGGAGACAATCGAATCCTGCCTAGACTACGGTGGTTTCACCAGACAAACCTACTCGGTAGCTGGTGGTCGTCGGATGTACGCTGTTTACGACTTTGATAGTGAGCAGCGTGAGATAGTGCCGGGAGACAACCTTGGATTCCGTCTCCTTGCCAAGAACTCCTATGATGGCTCAACTGGAGTCACCCTAGCTGCCGGTCTACTGCGTTACATCTGCTCAAATGGCATGGTTTCAATGGCCAAGGAAAGTCAAGTGACCAAGGTACACAACAACCGCATCGACCTAAAATTCTTGCGGGACACAATCAAGGAGTCACGATTTCAATGGCTTGCCGCCGTTGATTTCTATAAGGCAATGTCTAACCGACAGATAACACAGGATGAAGGTTCCGTTCTCATCAAGAAGATGGAGCTTGGCGACCGTCGAGCAAAGAGAATCGAGGAAACATGGACTAATCCAACCTATGAATTAGACCATCGCCGCAACATCTACAACCTGTACAACGCTGTCACTCAAGAACTCACCCCTCTTTCAGAGAAGAGTTTTGAGTTAGCCCAGCGCACTTCTCACCGTGTACTCAACTTCCTAGCAAAGCAATGAGTTGGACTTCACTAGACGCTTGGGGCCAGCGTGAGAACGAAACTCCCCCCATTGAAAAGGAGGAGATAAAGGAAATAACAATCAAGCTCACCTTTGAACACTCGTCTTTCGACGGGCATCCTAGTGAGTGGGATTGGAAAAAGATATTGAAAGTAGATTGGGTTGATGTAGAAGAAGTCAATGCCTGATCTGATAACTCAAGACCCACACATGCTTGACCAAATTCGGTTTGCTCAAGTATTGACCAGCCGAGACGACCCCGTCCTAGTGACGGGGGAGTCCGGCACGGGTAAAGAGGAGATGGCCAACATCCTACATGGCAACCGAAGGCAAGGCCAAACCGCAACCAGCAGACATCGCCACGGTGACAACTTCGTCCCTGTCAATGTCACAACTCTTCAACCAGAACTCTTTGAGTCACAAATGTTTGGCCACGCGCAAGGCGCTTTCACGGGTGCAACCCGTGACACAACCGGCCTAGTCCAGCAAGCTAACGGCGGCACACTCTTCCTTGACGAGATAGGCGAGCTTCCCCTATTGATCCAACCCAAACTCTTGCGATTCATTCAGCACAAGAACTTTCGCAAAGTAGGAAATGCCAAGCTAACAGCAGCCAACTGTCGGCTAGTCTTCTCAACTAACAAAGACCTCCGCATTGAAGTGAGAGAGAAACGATTCAGACTAGACCTGTTCCATCGCATATCGATCTTCATAATCCAGACAACCCCATTGAGAGAAAGACCCGACGACATCACGCTCTACCTGACAGAAACAGGCTTTGACAAGAAAGAAGCTAAAGACCTCACCAACAAAATAACAAATTTAACAGAACTATCTGGAAACTATAGAGAATTACAAAGCATTATCGCACGATACAAAGTGTTAGGCGAATTAGTCATCTATCAGTAATACCAACCCCCAAAAAGTTGGCACACTTCCTGCTAACATGTCATCGGGTTTAACAATTGCCCATTTATGAAATATAAACAAGAGAAATTCATCGAAGGAGACTTCAAGGGACTAAAGTTCTATGTTCCTGTCTTTGAAACTATCGAAGAGGTAGTCTCAGCATACACAGAACCGACCTGTCTTGCCCTTCTCAATCAACAGATACAGTCCCGGCTGAGAACCAAGACAAAGAACAATCTACCCAAGAATCTACCATCCTCCCAGTTGGAAAGATTCAAGGAAGATATATTCCAAAAATACCCTGACGGCTGTGTCTTGTCACAAGACCAAGCTAAAGAGTGGCATCCAACTGTCAAGGAACTGTCGGCTCGCAAACTATTCCTCCTGTCCGAAGCGGCTGTCGCTGCTGGTGAACATGATAAGGCCAGAGAATTAATGGAACAATGCAAAGCAAAGACACTTTCATAGCATCCATTCCTCACAAGGAATCGATGAAGCTAAAGCGGTCGAGCTACTCGCCATCGGCGGCAAAGCAAATCCAGCCAATTCTCGACCGTCTATTGGAGACAGGCAAGGATGTCTACATGACCACAGAGTCCACCGGCTACTCGCCCAACACTCTCTATGTCAAGTTCAACGATGGATTCAAGTTCATCGTCGATAACTTTGACGAGAACAAGTACACACTCCTACGCTCTCGTGTCTCCGTACGCAAACTCGACGGTGGAATCCTTGTCTACTTCAAGGACACATCAAAGAACCGTCTGGCAAGCCGTGAGATCGAGTACGAATACAACGACAGTCTCAAGTGGAAGAACGACCTCGAAACTTGGTACAAGACAGCCCCAGAAGAGGAACTGTTTGAGCGTAAAGTTGCCGTCAGTCCTGACGACAAGGAGTGGGTACACAATCTGATTGGCCCGGAGTCCGAAGTGGACATAACTGAAACAAGCGTACGAGTAATGAAATGACACTACTAGACCTTATCGGATTAATCTATCTCATCATCTTCTTTGGCTGTCTAATCTTGGCAGCCTTTGACATCAAGACATGACATTGGAGCAACTACTGGACATATCAGTTGATCGGCTGGAGAAGATGACAGACTCAGAACTTCTAGCCCACATGGAACCATACCTGAAGATCGCTCGTCCACCGGAAGCTGAAGAACTGCAACTAACAAAGAAAACTCGCGGAAGAATAAACCTTGAAAACCTTATTAGAAAAAAGTGAAGACAGGTACATCCTGAGAATAGATGCCTCGGCATACAGAGAGGCAACCTGTGACCTGAAGATGTACTACACAATCGTTCGTGGTCTGAGAAACAACGACTTCAATCACAAGATGGAGTACGGCACAGCCTATCACAAGGCACTTGAATCATTTTACGCCACGGGCGACAAGACCGAGGCAATGTCAGCTGCCATTGCTCATTACACAAAGCCTGAAATCATTGTGCCTGAAACTGATTGGCGAACTGCCGGTCACTTGGCCAACTGCCTCACTCAATACTTCGATAACTACGCAGATGTGGATGGTCTTGTAGTCGAGAAACACGAGGGCAAACCTCTGCTTGAGATGAAGTTTGCTTTCCCGTTCTACACCAACGGCACAATCGATGTTCTTCTATGTGGCACAATAGACTTCATTGGAACCTACTTCGGACAACCAATTCTTTGTGACCACAAATCAACAGCTGTCACAGCCGTTGACAGGTTCTTGGATGCCTTCCGAATGTCCACGCAACTCATGGTCTACACAATGATCCTTCGCAAACTCTTTCCCGACAAAAACTATCAGGCAGTTATCAACGGCATCTTCCTCTCTCGCTCTGGCAAGAACAAGTTCCAGCGTAGTGCCATCTTGGATTTCACAGAGGACAGGATGAAAAAGTTTGAGCTGCACTTGACTGAGACCGTCGTAAAGTTTGTTGATGTCCTAACCGAAAGTCTGGATGGAGAGCCAAAGTTTCTCCCCAACTTCAACTGTTGCGAGACAAAGTTTGGCATGTGCAGATTCGCTTCAATCTGCAATGCCGGTGAATTTGCTGAGAATGTGATCGACAATGATTACTATACAAAACTCTACGATCCGTTAAAGTTCCAGACATGACCGATCCTGAGATAAAACGACTGGCACTTGCACATTTTGTACGCGAAGCACCCAAGAAATTTGAGAGAGGCATGCTTGAACACAACCCAACCGGCGACAAAGGCATGTGGAAAATGTCGCTCGAACAACTTGTGGACTCTGCCATTGAAGAGAACATCGACCAATTTCACTACCTCGTTGTACTGAAACAAAAACTGAAAAAATGAATAAACCCCTGATTGGAATAGTTGGTTCCAGCGGAACCGGCAAATCGACATCGCTGAGAAATCTACCACTCAAAGATACAATTATCGTTGATCTTGAGCGCAAAGGTTTCCCATTCAAGGAAGCCAAAAACTTCCAGACCATCACCGCAACAATGCTGCCTGAGATAGAGAAGGCAATTGAAACGGCCACGAAGAACGCCGACATCGTTGTCATTGAGTCGTTCACAAAATATTGTGAAATCCTCATAGACACGGCCCAGAAAATGTACAAGGGCTACGATGTCTGGTCACACTACAACAAGTCAATCCGCAAGACACTTGAAAGCCTCAAGAACGAGAAAGCAATAGTCGTTGTCACGGCCATTGACGAGATCGTCAAGATCATGCAACCAACTGGCGGCGAGTACAACACCCGACGCATCAAGGTGCAGGGTAAAGTCCACGAAGGCTGCATTGAGAAGGAGTTTTTGTTGGTCTTGTTCACCGAAGTCAGGCGCGAGAAAGATTCCATCGAGTATTGTTTTCAAACAAACTCTGACGGAGTAACCTCCGCAAAGACCCCGATGGGAATGTTCAGCGACCTGTACATACCCAACGATCTCAACACCGTCATCAACAGTCTGGAGGAATACTATGCCTAATTGGATTAACATAAATACTGAAAACAACAAAGTGTTCAAAGGTGATGTCTTGGTGAACCTAGATTCTGGTGTGGTTGTATCAAAAGAGGATGATGAAGGTGGCACAAAAGTCTGGTCACTTCATGGTGGCGACCGTTATCTTTTCGTTGACAACACTATTTATGACAATGTCACTGACAGTATAAAGGGTATAGACTACTACTCAAGAATAGATGAGATTGATTGGAGTCCTCGTGTTTCCAACTGTTTCCGTAATTGCGGAATTAAATATATGGGTGATCTTCTCAACAAGACCGAACATGATCTGTTAATGATACGCGCTTTTTGGAAGAAGAGTTTGTCTGAAGTAATACACAAACTAAAGGAACACAATTTACAACTGAAATCTCTATGATACATGGGTACAAGGGTGCTATTAAGATGCAACTGGGTTGTGTTCGCGGAGACTGTCATCTTCGTATCCTTTGACCTGCATTGATCGCCCGTGTGTCAATTTAATTTCTTGCATGATGCAAGGATAAAACAAAACAATGCCTACTATAAACCTGAATGATGTAACAGAGAACGCAAGGCCGTTTCTGCCATCGAATACCTACACGATCCGTGTCGCTGATGCGGAGAGTAAGACATCTCAAGCTGGCAACCCTATGGTTGTTCTGTCTTGGGAGATCGTTGCGCCTGAGTCTATCGAAGATGATACCTTGGGAAATGTCAAGATTGCCGGGTTACAATTCCGTCAGTTCTTGCCGTACATAGAAAAGATGGCGGGTCGTATCAAGAAGATACACCGCACTCTTGAACTGTCATCCGACATCAAGTGTTCTGATGAGAACAACCCTTGGGAGACTGTTCAACCTGACCCTGACATTTACAAGGGAAAGGCTGTCTATGCCACGATCAAAACGGAGCCGGTTCCTAGGAAGAACGAAAACGGTGAGGCTATGCTTGACCCCGCAACGGGCGAGCCAGTCACCTTTAACGGCTATTCAGTAAACGAAATAGTATCCGCTGCACCTGAGTTGGATATTGTAGTTCCTTAACAATCGAGGCTGGGTAAACTGGGCTGATAATAACCAGTTTTTTGTGCGTCGTAACCGTGACCAGCCTTCTTTTTAATACAATGAAAGAAATACCATATGCGTTTTCACGCACCATACACACACTAGTCAGCAACATACTAGAGAAGACTGAATCATTTTCTGGTACAATTGATTACATACGCATCCCAAAACCAGTAATGGATTCCGGAGTTTACATCTTGTTAAAGAGTAGTCGGCCTGTTTACGTTGGACAATCTCAATGTGTAATGAGCCGCTTGTGTAATCATGTTGTAAACGAACCCAAGGACTTTGATGATGTCTTGGTGATTAAACAAAACAAATCGTTTTCTCACGAAAGACATCAGCTTGAGAGAGAGTTAATATCGTTATACAAACCCGCATTAAACACAAGGGGAAATTCAGATCATTACAGAAACAGTACACAATTTCTTCTGGCTGAAGAGAAAGCCGGTAGAATAACATCAGAACCTATTGTAGTAAGATGAAAGAAAATTACATAAGCGCAGTTGACGAGGTTGTTGATTTGAGGGCCAAGATCAGGTCACTTGAATGGCAAGTCGAGAGTTATGACAGGTCAGAAAGACTTGCATGGAAACGTGTTCACGATTTGGAATATGAAAGAGATTCAATCGATAATTGATGATATTTGCGTCAAGCATTCTCAATATGCGCAGCCGCTTGAGCGGCTGCGCATAATAAGTATGGACAAGGTTGCAGAGGCTTTGGCTGATGGTTACTTGTCTGGGATACACGACATAATCCTGATGCTTCAGGATTCCATGAAGGACAGGGATGGCAAGACAATCAAGGAGAGACTGAAAGAACAGGCACTCAATGCGGCACAAGCCAACGATAAACTACAGCGGTCTGACGATACTTCTGGACAATCCAAGTAGGTTCGACAACTGCGAACTTATCTCTGGCTACGCCGGTCATCTGTTTCAGGGTGCGCTCAACATCCCTCGCCAATCATGCGACATTAGGTTGCTGAATACACTTGGCGAGGGGTTTCTGCCTGACACAAAAGTCATTCTGTTGCTTGGCGAAAAGTCTCTCAGGACATTCAAGAACATAGCATTGGGTGGTCAGCGTGGTTGTCCTTGGATGGCACACGGCAGAACCTACATGGCAACCTTCCTCCCACAAGATGCCATAGACAGGAAAGCCTACTTCAACCCGTTAGCTAACGAGACTGAACTTGAGTATGAGACAGTCAGGCACGGCAAGACCAAGCGTAGCAACTGGCGATTCTGGATGTTGCGTGATGTGTCCAAGGCCGCTCAATATCTGAAAGAACCGCCAAGACCAGAGAGCGGCGAGCTAATCACCTATCCCAAGGAACAGGAGATCATTGACCTCCTGACAAACACCAAGGATAAGGAAATGTTCTTCGACATTGAGACAAACCCGCAGCTTGAGATGACCTGTTTCGGTTTCTCCTTCGGCCCCGATAAGGGTTGGTGTGTCCCGATGCTTCAGCTAAACCATTATCACTATGACAACACCCACAAAATCCTTCGCGCACTAGCCATCGCTCTCCGTGACAACATCGTAGTCATACACAACGCCCTGTTCGACCTGTTCGTCATAGCTTATCGCTACGGCATACCAGCCCCCACTCGTGTCTATGACACGATGCTATCTCATCACCGACTATTCCCTGAAGTTGAGAAGTCGTTGGGCCATTGTATCTCGCTGTACACAGACCAGCCTTATCACAAGAACGAAGGCATCTTTAACCCACAGAACAGCAGCGAATTCCAGCAACTTTACGAGTACAACATCAAGGATGTGCTGACGATGGCCCTAATCAAGCCGTCCATCGATCAGCTGGCCAAGACCTTGAGAGCCGAGGAGTCCATTGAACAGGTCAACTCTATGGTTCGACCCTACTTAACTGCGATACTTCAAGGCATACGAATCGACACACCAGAATTGCAGATGATTAGAATGCACAATGACCGTTATCAATATCAAGTTAAACGGATGCTATCATTGTTGCTTGGCCGCGATGTTAATCCTAACAGTCCCAAGCAAGTCTCGGAGTATTTGTATGCTGGCTTGAGCCTGAGAAAACCTGACCGTGATGCTACGAATGAGAAAACCCTCTTACAACTGCGCCTGAAACACGATCTACCGGCTGTCTCCCTCATCATCCGTTACCGATCAGTCGCCAAGGAGTCTGGTTTGTTGAAGTTCCCGCCATACGAAGGCTTATACACCAAGCCAATGGCTGACCGAATTACAACCTCATATAATTTAGCCGGGACAACGACCTTCCGTCTTGCGAGTCGTCGTCTGTTAGGCAAGTGGGGAACCAACATCCAGAACATACCAAAGAAACTTCGTCGCCTATTCATTGCCGACAAGGGCAAGATACTTGTGCAAGTGGATCAAGCTGGGGCTGAAGCGATGATCGTTGCTTATCTTTGTATGCGTGGAAACTTTCGTATGCTGTTCAGCGAGGGAATCAAGTCGCATGTCTACGTTGCCTTGCGTTTGTTCGAGGCTGTCTGGCAAGATAAACTTGGTCGAAGTGTCAGGGAATTCTGTGACGCACCAATCGACAAGCTGAAGGAGATGAAAGGTTGGGATGAACTTAACACTTTAATCAAGGATAGTGACGAGTGGCCAGCTAACTGTCGTTACTACTTCATGGCAAAGATGGTCTGTCACGCCAGCAACTACGGCATGAAAGCACCAACCTTCAGAGTCAACATGCTACAGAAATCTCAGGGCGCAATCGCGCTTGAGAATAAGGAAGCGTCTCGCTTCCTTAAAACCTACCACAAACTGTTTCCAGAAATTAAGCAATGGCATAATGAGACTATTATGACGCTGAAGAATACCAAGATGCTCAGGAACCTCTTTGGCTATCCTCGAACCTTCACCGGCTTCATTGATGAGTCGATGCACAAGGAGGCTTATGCCTTTGTCCCGCAGTCAACTGTCGGCTGCATAACCAATCTAGCCTTTGTCGAGCTACAAAATCGACAAGACCTGATGGACTTGGAAGTTGACATCCTCCAAAATAACCACGATAGTGTCTTGCTTCAATGTCCGGAAGAACACAAAGAGTTTGTTGCCACGGAGGCAATGAAACACCTGAACCGTAAACTAATCTCCCCTCGCGGCGAGCCATTCCAAATGCGTTCTGAAGCCCTGACGGGATACAACTGGAAAGAAATGTATGCGTAGACCAACTGTATCGTATAATGAAGATGATGTTAATATCAGCGTAGGTATTGACAAGGCACAAGATGAGGAAAACAGCTATATACCGGCGTTGTTTATCACAGTAAATGGTAATGTTTTCCCTGTGGTCACTCTTGATGAGTGGGTAAAAGTTTCAAACCTAGTTAGTTACCTACTCGATGACGAATCTTGAGAAGTGGCGGCATTATCTCAAGGACATAGAATCACCTGACCTCTTCATAGATTGGGGTTTCTATAACCTGATAAGCACCGCGTTGCAGAGGCGCGTCTGGCTTTACCCGGATGCAATGGCAATCTTTCCCAACATCTTTGTGTTGTTGGTAGGGCCACCGGCTTCTGGCAAGTCGCGGGTAATCTCGCAGATCGCTGACATAATCAAGTGTGAGCGACTGATGGAACCTAACAAAGAGAAGAACACAATGGTTCCCATGTATCCCTACGGTGCAGACACAACCACGCAAGAGTCTCTTCTGCGAATGATGTCGAAGGAATGTCTGCGTACATTCAAGGTTCCAGATGAAAGACTTGGTGGTGACGCAAAGAAGAATCGTTCACACTTCTCAATCTGTTTTATGATTGAGGAACTTGGTGTTCTCTTCCGCAAAAACTCTGAGGATATGGTGAACATGTTGAACCAGTTTTATGATGCTCGCAGCTACCACTACAAGAGTAAGCATCAGGGTGAGGACAGGATTTCAAACATCTGCGTGACCCTGATTGGCGGCACAACGCCGATGTTCATACGGGAGGCGTTTAGCGACAAGATAATCTCACAAGGATTCACTTCCCGTGTCATTGTTGTCTATGGACATGAACCACGATTTTACCGGCAGTTTCCCGGCCTGACCGACAAGCAACAGAAATGTCGGGAAGACCTAGTTGAATTCCTGTACAGGATTCACAAGATCGCTGGTGAAGTCAGGTTAAGTAAGGAGGCACAAGAATGGCACAAGGAACTGTATGAGTCAGGCAACCTTATAAATAAACGAGTGAACAGAGACCCACGGCTGGACAATTACTATGGTCGCAAGAATGTTCACCTGTTGAAGACGGCTATGCTTGTACACTTCGCTGACAACATGAACATGGAAGTGTCGTTGGAGGACATGAAGAGGGCGAAGAAGCTGTTGACAATCACGGAACACAAGATGCACGAGGCGTTCAACACCATCGGACGAAATCCAATCGGTGAGATTACAAAACATATCCTTCGTTATATCATCGACTCGGAATCTGGTGTGCGGTACAAGAAACTTTGGCTCAATTTTGTCTCTGACATCACGAAACAGGAGTTGGATCAAGTGCTGGAATTTCTTGTCACAACCGAGCAAGTAGAGAATAATGGGGGCTGGTTCAGGTCAATGGTGGATGATGTCTATGGCACTATGAAATTTTAAGTCGGGTCAGGTGGGGTTCTTTTTTCACCTGTGTTTTCTTTGGTTGAGCGCAGGTTTTTTCTAATCCTGCCTGTTTGTGAGCCTTGGGTTTGGCAAGGCTCGACCGACTAAATCACTTTGCCATTTGATTGCATGTAGCGAAGTATCATGGATTTCTTGATCTGTTTCAGTCTCAGAAACTCCTTCTCCAACTCCATCAACCTCTTGGATTGTTTCTTTGAGATGATTGTTCCCGGCAACATCTCTTCCGGCGCTCCCGGTATGTCACTAACAGTCTTCACACCCAGTTTAAGTCCAGCAATACCAGGCTTTCTGGTGGTTTCCTTGGCAAGCATCGGAAAATTAATCAGGTCACTCGCGCTTGCTTTGATTCCCAAATATCTCATGCGCTCAATTTGATCGCTGACATCCTTCTTGTTAGGCAAAGCTGGAGTCGCCGTCCACATCAGGTTGTACAGTTCCTTCCAGTTATCATCAAATTGTTCTGACTGTTCTCTCTTGTTGTTTGGTCTCTTCTGAATTGCTTTTCTGGCAGCTTCAGCAACGGCGGCTGGCAAGAGTCGTCTGGCTTCAGACACGCTGTTCGCCTCCTTGAAGGCACGACGCGCTGGCCAAGCATACTCGTTACTTATTCCTGACGGTACTCCCGGCCTGTCCAAACCTGTTTCAAGCCTTCTAAACTTCCTGAGTTGTGTGCGAGCATTAAACTCCGACATCTCATCCGACAATGTGAGATGCTGAAACGAATATCGCAAAGTCTGGTTGAGTCCCATGATTGTATTCCGCAGAAACTTCATCCATGCCGCACTCCAACCACTACTAAAAGCCTCCTCAGAACTGAGAAGATGCACAAAATCCTTGAAGATTGTGGTGGCAGCATCTGCCATGGGAAAGGTGAAGCCACCGGGAATACCCTCTGACACACCAAACCGCGATGACCTGTACAAGTCATGTAACAAGGCAGATTGGAAACCAAAATAACCAGCCATTTGCAACGAACTGAGAACGGCATAAGCCTGTTCCTCTGCATTATCCATCTGGATAGCCTCAAGCAACTTGGGTTCACTCCGAACCTTGTTAGCAATCTCCTCACTGAGATACTTGATTGCCTCACCACCAAGCAATGCACCCAGCGTGGCCTTGAAAAGTGGCAGCGGATCACCTTCAGTTCTCAACGGCATCCAAACATCCTTGAGCATTCTGTCCGACTTCTCAATCGACCATCTTGCAAGTGAAGTGAACATACTTGAGACACCGCGCTGCGTGAACGTCGGCAAACCACGAACATCATAAGTACCTTGATTCATCTCCACCCAAGCTGCTGCCGCATTATCCAGCAACTCTTCTGGAATATCAGAGTTCTTCTTGCCGACATAATCAAACAGGCTAACCTTGCGACCAGCAACAGTTGTCTCACCCATGTGTTCCATCAGGTTCCTGAGTAGTCTGTTAGCTGTCCAATCCCCTTTAGGCAATATCTTGTCCAATGGCCGCATTCTCAGGTTTGCCGAGATAAGCTGGCGACCAAGAGCAAATTGCAATGCGCGAGTTGATTTTTCCAAGACACTCCGACCACCAACAACCAAGGCAACATCGGCCACCTTGTTAATGTTGTCGGAGATTTCGCTGGCGCTCTGATGTGTAAATTCCAAGTTACCAAGGCTGGTCTTATTAACACCTGTCAGGTAACTCTTGACCCAAGCATCTCTGAACTTAAACAAGTGCGTGACCAAGATATGCAAGTCTTGTGTGCGCATGTACGGCAGATCAAACAGATAGGATGAGGCAAGATCACGAAGACCCGCGCCAACACCCAGCCAACTTGATGTAACCATTCGATTGAATGTGCGCGTCCATAAATCCCAACTTTCATAGTAACCAATGTAACCCTGCATTAACGTATCCAACACTTCATGGTTGGACTGTACTGGTCTGTTGTAAGGCTTTATTGACTTGTCTGGTTTAACTATGTCACCGGCATTGTTTACCTTGAGATTGAATGGGCCACCCTTCTCAAGCCCCGGTAAGTCTGGTCTCAGGTAGTTGCCTTCCTGATCCGGTATGCCAAGAATCTTGCGCATCCTGTCGTTACTCTCAATGTGCTTGAAGAAAGCTGCGTCCTTGGAAAAGCGAACAACGTAACGAGTCAATCGCTGAATGGCATTCTGTTCAACCCAATGCGGTGGAATACCCATCTTACCCGTGGCAACACGGAGAGCCTTGTATCTTTGGGAACCAATCCTCTGTTCCTTCATCTTCAGGCTGCTGGCCATCTTATCAAATAACAACCCAAGCCTGTCGCGCTCCTTGAATAGCTTTTCAATGTCCGAAATAATTTCCGCAGTTGGAACATCACTACCTTCTTCCAAACCCAGAAGCGACTGCTCAAGTTCTTCTGGTGTGAGATTCTTGGACTGACTTTCCCAATACTCAATAGCCTCATTACGCAGCTTTTGATATTCAGGGCTGGCTGTCTCGCCTTTCATCATGACACGACGAACCACTTGACTGATGATTTCAGGTGTGTACTCGCGGGTGAACTTGCCGGGAGTCAGGAATGATTCATTGCCCCTGAACACTTCCACCTTCATCCCAATATCATTCTGATACTGTCGAGTGTCCCGATAGATGTTCTCCATCATCCGATCAAAATACCGAATCCTTGCGTTAGTGTTGTAGGCATCGTTTCTGGCCTTGATCGTGTCAGCATCAGCCAAATCTTCCAAACCCAAGTGCTTACGCCAACGCGCATGTTGATAGTCGCCAAGCAAATTAAACTCAGCGGGACTCATCTTGACCTCGCTCAAGGCGAGCATCAGACTTTCTAAGAATCGACCCATCAATTTGCTGTGTTCACCAAGCGTGGCTCTCGCTTGTTTAGACACTTCTATGGCAAGTTCCTTGGCTTCCGGTGTCAGGCCAATCTCCTTTATCCTGTCTATAACAGGACGGAAACTTCGTGTGAGGCGCTGGAACGGTTTCCAAGTCAGGGGTTCCGTGATCTTGAAATCCTTCAGTGTCCCGTACTTGATCTTGTGCGTTCGATCTGTAATCGACTGCTGCATCCCTCTAGGAGTCGCGTCATGCGGGATGGGTGTGTCATCATTAACCATCATTACCGTAGACTCACCACTTATCTTGGTCATTGTCCGGATAGCTTCTGAAGAATTAATTTGCGTATCAGTCTTGGGCAAAACCGGAAGATCAATCACGCGCTCCAAAATCGGCTTCAATCCCTTGATGCCAAGCACCTCTTCAGCTTTCTGGGTCAAGGCATCCACAGCCGATTTTTGGCCAAAGGCAGATTCACCATAAGGAATCTTCTCACCTTCCCAAAGTTCATCTAAACCATAGCGTAAACCTTCCGGGCCTAGCGGATTCCTGTGACCCGAAACACGAACCTTATCATCAAGAACATTCAGGCTGTCCAAAGCACTAAATGTTCTCTTGTTCAACATGCCGTTAAGAATTGTTTGCTCCGAGCCACTTAAACCATTGAAATTATTCCGAATTGTTGATCCCTCAAGACCCAGTAGATTCAACATCGCATCATAGTGGGACAGGAATTCTTCTGGACTCGACCATATATTATCCTTGGCAACCATTCTGGTGGCAAAAGCAAGCCGCACATCATCAGGCAAATTATTCATCACATCATGCAACGCATTACCCTGATTCTGCATTCTTGGCTTGTACTTGGCGAAGTTGGCATTAGTCAAATCCGAATGGCCATGTGTTCCCCTCAAGTCAACATTCTCAACATCAAGTCCCTTGTGATAGTTTCCAACTGTAGCTTTAGACGCATCAGAAACACGACTGTCACGCCGAATTGCAAAGTCCAGAAAACTCTCGACCATGTATGGCTCATAGACATTGAACCAATGCTCAGCATTTCGCATCCTTTTTAACACACCACTGAGTTCATCCGTCAATATTGGTTCGTTCATCAAACGACGATGAATCAATTGCTGGGCAAGAACCATGTCGAAGGAATCGTCTATCGTAGGTACACCAATAGTGATCTCCTTGCTGTTATACGAAGCAATCGGGTCTTCAGGTCGTCGAGTCTGGAGAACTATGTCAGGCGCTTCCATATCCTCAAGAACCTTAAAAACCTGCTTGATCGCACCTGTGTTGCGACTTTGCATGATCTTCATCAGCTTCTTGAAGTCAGCTGGATAATCAGTCGAGTTCTCCATGAGATGAGTCGGCTCAAGATATTCCAGTTCAGAACCGAATTTCTTGTTACTAACCGTGAACGACTTCATCTTGTTCATGTTATCCACATACTGCTTGACGAAACCCTTGGGCATATCCGGTATGCCAAACAACTCAGCAATCTCCTTGGGAATAGCATAGGCACTGGCACTCGACTCATAAGTAACACCCTCAACAGTCAACGTACCCTTATGAGTGGCGTCAGGCTTGAAACCAAAATCAAGTTGAGTCTCTGAGTTCAACTTGCTTGATGTTAGGTACTCCTCCAACGGAATACCTTGTCTGGTGTGCAAATCATTATCGAGAAGCATACTGACATCCACCTCCATACGTTGACCGAGGTAATCAAGAATGTCATTAACCGCTGGTTTACCATAACGCACCTTCATGCCGCGCTTGACATCACTGAACCAACGACGCATTTGGTCGAACTTACCCTTTGGTAAAGTACGAATACGCTCCGCAAGGCGCTTACTACTCTCGGTTACAAATATTTCCTCAACCTCCTTCTTGACAGATTCAATCCATCTATCTTGCAGTTTTGGATGACCTCTTAATCTCGCAACTCTTGGATCATCACTGTAAAGATCGGTCAACCAACCTTTCATCAACTTACTATCCCTCTCATTAGAGGACTCCACCATGTCACGAACAAAGACATGCGCCACTTCATGATACGGTAGATCAGCAGTTAAATCATCAATGCTTAATATAATATCGCGTTGCTTTGTTCTTGCATAACCAGCAACACTCTTTAACGCATCAATCGTCATTCTGTTAAGAGCAATGTTAAGTGTGACACCGCGCTTTGCCACCAGATTCTTGGCTGATTCAAACACACCGGGTAACAGATTTTTTTCAACTTCAGCCGCCAACTCCAGACGGGCTTCTTCAGCTGTCTTGCCGCTTTCCTTAATGTATTGAAGCGCCTCAGATTCCCTTGTGACTGACTTAACTCGTCGCAAACTTCCCATAAGGTCACGATGCGTCAAACCCTCCAGTTCACGTTTGATTATATCCTTGGCTTGCTTTTCTAATCTCTTGCGTTGTGTGGATTCAAATTTATCTTTTACCGCTTTTGTAATTTTAGGGTCAGTTAAACCCTTCTCTTTCTTGGCTGTCTTGGTTGATGTCGTGGTTACTTCATCACCGAATAAATCAAACTCTTTTACCTTGGCTCCATCTGTGTTCACCTTCTCCTTTTTGACCAACTCATCAAGCAACTCCTTCTCTCTGAGTTTTACATATTGTTCTATGGTAACTTGTCTGGCCTTTGGATCATGACCTTGCTTGGCTTTCCAGTGAAGATATGCCACCTCTGTCGGAAGTTTTTCCGTGGTTGAAAGAGGCATCTTACTTTCTCTAAGTTGTCTCGGTGTGGCGTGTTCGTAGACATAACCTAGTTTCGTTTTGGCTTCCTCTATCTCACCCAGTTTCTTGGTGACACCACGAGCGGGTACTCCCAACAGTTTTCTACCATGACCCCACGGCTCAGTCAACAA